CTGGTTTTGCTTTTGTCCTTTTAGTCATATATCTATTATCTCATTATATTGGTATTTGTCAAGTTAAAAAAAAAGACTTGACAGGCTGTAATTCTCGTGTTACCCTAGATATGTATCGTGGGAAAAGAGAGAATATACTAATGGAGTATCTTCTTTTGAGACTCCTCATATTCCATTAATTACATCTCTTCTTCTAAGGATAGTTCTTCTTCTGGAAGTAGTCGTTCCTGTTTCATCATATTAGTGAGGTGTGCAAGTGCATCTTGTCCTCTATCTAATTCCTGTTTAGGAGACATCACATCTAATCCAACCTCATCCCTAAGTTGAATCCAATCTTTACATGCTTTATCATAGAATGCAATAAACTTATCATCAATCGATGTCGTATAAACAACCTCTGAAGCTGCAATGATAATTTTATCATCCCTAGTAAAAGGTACAAGAGGTGACAATTTTATAACTGTACCTTTACCTGTTACAGATGGATTTAGACCAACATTACATGGAAGTGTCATTTCTACAGTTCCAGTTTCTTCTTTTACAGAAGTAATTGCAATGATGTCTTCACCATTTCTTAATTTGATGTATCTGTATTGATTCATAGTTTTATTGCGAGAAGTAAGAATATTGCTAACATAATCATATTAGCCATTAACATAAGAAGTCCTAATATTGTATGATACCATATCCATCGAGTTTTATATGCATTTTCTATTGTTAATTCATCTGGGTCAGCATCTTTTTGATATGCTGGTTCATCTGTTATATCACCCATACCATGTAGTTTGTTCTCTACTTGTTGAACTCTTTGAACAAGTTCATCTTCTTCACGACTTCCCCATAGTATTTGATACCACTTTTTCATCATAACTAAAACTTCACCTCATGTATTGTATATTTAAACTTCTCTTTACTATATGTATTTATTCGTTCTTTAAAGTGTCTAAGAGTGTAATTCTCTTTCTTTTTATAACTTAAGTCATCTGCAATATCGAAAAGAGTTGCATTGACTTTATCTTTACTTGTTCTTAGAACCCTACCAATTGATTGTAATACACGAATCTTAGACTTACTAGGACTTGCAAACACAATGTTGTGTAGGTTCTTAATATTTATACCTGTAGAAAAAGTACCATATGATGCAATGATTACACATCCTTCTTCCTTTTCCATCAACTCTCTGACCTTTTCTCTATTGATTGTATCTGTTCCACCATAGATAAAAAACGATTTAATACCAGATTTTTGAAATGTCTCGTATATTTTCCTACCATGTTTATCTACATATTGAAATAGTATTAATGTATTTCCTTTCTGACCTAATGTAAGGTTCTTTATAAATTGTGTTCGTTTTTCATTACCAGCAAGGAATTCCATTTCTCTAGGATAATCCATAGATACAACTTCTTTAGATACCTCTGGTGGATATTTTAATACTAAACATTGTATATCTAACTCTGCAAGGATACCTTCATCCATAAGGTCTGCACTAGTAGTCACATAATGTGTAGGGCCAAACAAACCTTCTAGTACTAACTTATGTGTTTGAGTATCATCTAATGTACCAGTTAATCCCCACCTATGACCAATATCTTTCATCTTCTCCATAATACCAGTAAGTACTTTTGCTTTGAATAAGTGTGCTTCATCACCAAACACTGCACCAAAACCATCGTAGAACGATTTCGGCATTTTGGATAGGGTCTGCCAAGTAGTTACTACTATATCGGTATCTCCTACCTTTGCACCACCATACATCTTATCAATAGGTCTATCATACCCATAATCTGCAAAGTCTTTTGACATTTGTTCTACTAGTGATGTTGTAGGTACGATTACCAACACTCTCTTTTTATGCATAGATATGAAATGTCTTGCAATACAATATATGATTGCAGACTTACCACTTGCAGTTGGAGATACTAACAATTGTCTTCTATATTTAATACCTCTTGTTACTGCATCCACTTGATAGTCTCTCAAAGGAAATCCCATGTTTAATCCATCGGTAAAGTCTGGATATTCTATATCAGTTTCCCACTGATAACCTTCCATGTTGTAGTCTCGGTCTTTTGCAAATTGTTCTAGTGCATAGTATAAACCAACATACAACTTACCAGTAGTTTGTGCAAATAGTCTTATATTACCATCCCAATACTTATTTCGTACAGATGGCATGAACTTTGCGCCAGGCACTGGGAAAGTAAAATAATCAGACAACTCTCTTTTGATAGATTCATCTGCATCTACCTTTATATGAGTATTGTCGATTTTGGTTATCTGAATGTCGGCCCTGCTATCCATCCTACTAAGGAATGTCTCCTACCATGTGTTACTGGTGTTACTCTGTGATATACAAAAGATGGAAATATGATTATACTTCCTTGTTCTCTTGCACTTTGTGGAACTCTCATGACTGACCTTTCTGGGTCATTTAATGGATTTACTCCATATGCATCAACATATTCAAAATGACCACCCTCATATTCATTAGGATGTGTAAGATTTACACTATATGAAAGTTTTCTATATCCACCAATTCTTGATTCTGCATCTGGGTCATTCTTACATTCTTCTTCTGTGTAAGGTATAAAATGTCCATCACAATGCCACTCATAATGTTCATCTGGTGCTTTATATACTGTAAACTGATATGATTCATGATAATTTAAATCAAACTTAAAAGATTCTGAATTAACATCTCTAATTACTGGTGTAATGTGGTCAAATAATGATTTACCATCTGAGAATACTGCATTTCTATCCATCCATCCCACACCAGATTTACGAGTTTTATGTTCTTCAAATCCATCATCACCACCACCAATTTGTCCAAAACTTAATTCAGATTTTTCTAAACCCAACTGTATAATTTCATTACATATATCTGGTGATATTGCACGAGACTGTATGATTAAAGGTTCTGGAAGAAATGAGGGCATAATGTATTAACCAGCTGGGTTAGTAAATTTTAACCAATCAATTGCATTCTTTATTGATTGATGTCTCCATGTGATAATATTTAGTATCTCTTTCAAAGCATCTACACACTCTGTAAGATATTCGACTTTTAGTTTCATATCAGACAAATCTTTATCTGCATTGAAGTAATAACTATAATCAGACTTTAAAGGTTTGTTGTACCCATCAAATGGGTCGTAAGACCACCCTAAGTCATCTATTTCCTCTTTAGATAACTTATCAGTGTACCACATCCACTTAGTCTTTAAAAGTTGATTATACTTGACCTCATACGATTTAAGAGATAGTCTCTTTTCGTTTAGGAGTTCTAGATATTTTGCATGTAGAGAGGGTGTCTGTAAAGATGCCTTATCTAAATCGATTTGGTCGATTACAGAATCTTCCTTCCACATAGATTGTATTTGTTCTAATGTCATACTATAATTATACCATTAAACTGGTATTTGTCCACTTATTTTATGATGTGGATGCTATTTCAAAGTTTGTAAATTGGAAAGATGCAGTACAAGTTACATATGATAAACCACCTGCTACAGTAGTATCCATTGTAATTTCACCTAACGATGTAGGAAATGCACCTTCTATTCTTATATATCTATTGGGATTATTTGCAGCTGTAGTCACTACGATTGTCATATCTGAATACAATGCATCGTAATCACCACTACCATCATATGGTAAATCTGCTCTTCTATTTGCACCTACAAGACTTCTAAACTTCTCTGGGTCTGTAGAACTAGTAAGTTGAGACATCCATGTGTATAACTCAGTCCAGTTTTCCATATTTTCATCAACAATAAAAGTAACAGTTATTTCACCTAGATTAAGTTTATCGCCAGGAATTTTTACATTTAAACCCAGATTAGTAGGTTGTTGTATCTCTGCAACAGCTACAGATGGTACATTAACACCAGTTGAAAAGTATTTTGTATTAGGTAGTTTTTTAACTAATAGTTCAAATTGAGTTGGTGCAAGATAAGATAAATTATCTGGAAGATTACCAGCCCACGATGCAGTTGTTATTTGTCTATTTGTCATACTAGTATTTATACAAATAAGAAAGGGAGTTTTGACACTCCCCTTCCATTAATTATGCAACATGTCTAGTTCCACGATAGATTCCTTCTTTAGAACCTTTCGAAGATACTGACTTGATTGCATCATGTTTGACACCTCTGTAAATTCCAGATTGAGGTTTTGATTTCTCAATATGTAAATTTTCTTTGGTGACTTTGATACCTCTATAAGTAGTCATCACTGCCTCCAGTTTTCGTTTCGATTTCGTACATATGTCTTACGACATACACCCTTCTCAACGCGTTCCTTCGGTTAGTTGTCGGTCTCTGTTCCCTCACATGGGGTACTTAGCTTGCCTTTCAATATGAAAGAGGTTTTCCTATCTACCTACTTCCGCTGTATTTCTACAGTGAACGATGGTATTCGACTGAATACCACTTATATTTATAAGAATAAAAAAAGGGACTCCGAAGAGTCCCTTTTAGAAAAGTCTACGACTTTAGGTTTATAGAATATTTTCTACTTCAACCTTTCTGTAGTAGAAGTTTGAACCAGCTGAAGCTAGACCATCACTAGGAGCGCTTCCCACGAATGGGTTAGATATCATTCCATATCTTGTTTTAAAACCAATCTTAGGTTGGAAAGAGTTTTCACCAATTGCACGAACCATTTGTAATGGAACATATGGGCAATAGAAAACACCAGCGTCATATGGGTTTGAACCTCTATAACCGACTGTCATGTAACCTTCGTTGTTGTGACCACTTACTGGGTCAAGAGTGTAATATGGGTCAATGTACACTTTGTACTTACCATTTAGAACACCAACAAAAGTGTTACCAGCATCGTCAACTGTTAATTCAGTGTTAAGTGCTGGAGCATAGTCAAGCATTCCTGCCATTGACAATGCAGAAGCGACATCAGAAGAACAAAGGATAAAGTTACCTTTTCCTCTTCTTGACTCTCTTGCGATTACATTAGCATCTCTCTCAATTTGGAAAAGCATGCCTTTGAACTTCTCAACTGACCATCTACCAGATGAATCAACATCTCGGTCGAATCTACCTGCG